GAAAGAGGTGCAAGTCCAAAACCAATTGGAGGTCGCTGGTTAATTCTCAAACCATTCCGAGACAAGGCAACCACACGCAAGATTCACGCCTATACGCACAAGACATTATGATGAAAGTGCAAATCATACTGGAACAAAAGAACGACTCGTGGCTTGAATCCGTTGGGATTGAACCGGAGATTGTGCAAATGTTGGAAGATGGATTTGTAAATGAGCAACACATTGTCGCTGCTTGTGCGTTCTTTGAGAATACGCAACTATTTATGACAGGAGGACACATCATTGTGATTGAAGAGAGTTATTATACCTTTGTGAGAAAATGGATGCAATTAACCCAACCCACTACAAACAGGGAGACATAGAGTGTATTGATGCGATTGAGTCAGCAACCATCAGGAAGAAGGGACTCATTGCCGTCTGCACCGCAAATGTAATTAAGTACCTTTGGAGATGCGAGGACAAGAACGGACTTGAGGATTTATACAAGGCAAAGTGGTATCTTGACAAGCTCATCGCAGAGAAGGAAAAACAAACGAAGAAAAACGCTACTTTGTAAGATGAGATTCTTGTTGCTTCTGCTCCTTCCGTTGACCAGTTATGGACAAGTCCTTGTTGATACAAATACCATCAAACAAGCAAACCATTATTTGGTCAAAGGAGCGATTGCAAGAGAACAAGTCACGCTTCTTCGTAAGATTGTGACATCGGATTCCATCATAATTGCCGAACAAGATAGCATCATTGTCAAGGTGCGAATCAACAACGCATATCTGCGAGAGAAGAACAATACCCTTGTGAGTGAAAATAAAGCCATATCACGCACTTTGTCGCTATTCAAGAACATCAGTATAGGTTTATCAGTTTTAACGCTTCTATCGTGGCTGAAATAGATTTAAGCAAATTAGGCGATGCACTTGACACCTTTCTTGGTGAAGGTGGAAACGATGACTTGTTAAATCAAATCATTGAGAATTGGTGGAATCAAAGGGTTTATCCTGAAATCGCTCGTTCAATGGACGAGAAAAAGATAAACGCTTCGTCCGCTTTGAAGCAATCCTTCGTGCCGGGAGAGATTGTCAAGTCACCCACATCCATCAACACCATTCTTCTTGCTGAAGATTATTGGGAGTTCGTTGAATACGGACGCAAACCCACACGCAACGGTCACATTGAAGGCACTCCGTATTTGTGGCAGTCAATCAAGGAATGGATTGCCTACAAAGGAATCAAGCCAACCAACCCAAATATGTCGTATGAGTCACTTGCCAAAGCCATCGCAAGGAAGATTCACCGCAGAGGAACAAAAGCAACCAACTTCTTGTCGGATGCGTTCACCGAATCACTCCAAATGGAGTTGGTCAATGAGTTGAATGCTCGTCTTGGTGACTTGATTTTTGCGGTGGAAGTGAAAAGTTAATTCACAAAAAGAAAAAAATACTTGCACATTTAGAAAGTTTACTTTACTTTTGCTCTCGTTATGGATTACACGAAAGCAATTGAAGAGATTAAAATGAAACGCAGACAAGGACTACTTCAGTCCGTTGCTCGTAAAGCTGGGGTATCTCTCCCAACGGTTAGAAAGTATTTAATTGAGGGGAACATCGTTTCTCCAAAAGCCAAGTCAGTAATTGAGATTGCATTGAAGGAGGTGAACAATGCTTGAGGCAACAATCAACGGATGGATTCTCACAATCGGTGGGGATAGGTATGTCTATACCGACAAGCAAGTGGATGACTATTTACTGAACCATCACTTTGAAGAACTTGAGCCGTATATGCTGAAGCGTGATGTGTATTTCGGTGGATGCGTTGAGACCACTTTGGTCGGCATTGAGACGGAGCGGTTCTTTTATTTAGAACCCGACAAGTTCACGGTGTTATTTATGCTCGGACAAAAAACAAATTTCCTATGAATAAAAGCGAATCAATCAAGAACATCGCTGGTGCGTTGGTAAAATTCCAAGCATCGGTGAGCAAGGTAGCAAAGGAGTCAAACAACCCTTTCTTCAAGTCAAAGTATGCGTCATTGGCAAACATCTTGTCAACCATCCAAAAGCCATTGAGCGAATGTGGATTGGCAGTCAGTCAGTTTCCCGATGGTGACGCACTAACAACCATCATCGTTCACTCCGAATCAGGTGAGTGGATGGAGTCATCCTACACGATGCCTGTGGCAAAGCAGAACGATCCACAAGCGATGGGTTCTGCCATCACTTACGCACGGAGGTATGCTCTCGGTTCAATCTTGAACCTGAACATTGACGATGACGATGACGGTGAGAAGGCAATGGGTAGAACATCAGCACCGAAGAAAGAAGAACTCACTCCAAAGCATCCGAATTGGGCAAAAGCAATGGAGCATCTCAAGACCGGTGGACTGATGACCGACATCATAAACAAGTACGATGTATCTCCAGTGAATCAAAAACTATTAATTGGCGAGAAATGAAACATCAACTTCCAACAATTCACTCTTCTTTGACGGAGGAGGATTGGCAAGATTTGAGAAGGTCACGCTTCACCGCTTCCGAAATTCACAAACTGATGGGGACTCCGAAAACAAAATCGGAGTTCCTTTCGGAGACGGCAAAGTCCTTTGTGTTTGAGAAAGCAGCGGAGTATCTCACAGGCAATCGCACGGAGATTTATGGTCGTGCTTTGGATTGGGGCAAGGAACACGAGAAAGAAGCGTTCCACTACTTCCAGCAACAAACCGATGACTTCTATACCTACTACGGTGCGGAGACCTACACCTTCATCACTTATGGTCTATGGGGTGGTTACTCTCCCGATGCACTTGGTGACAAGCTCATTGAAATCAAATGTCCTTTTAATTCAGGCAACCACTTGCAAAACTTCTTTATCAAAAACAACGAGCAACTCAAGAGCAAACGGACGGAGTATTATTGGCAGATGCAGATGGGAATGATTGCAACCGGGTTGACCGAAGGGATTTTCGTTTCGTACGATCCACGAATGCCCGATGGAAAGAAGGTCACAGGAACGCTCATCACTTTGGACGAGGACTCGCAAGAAATCATTGACGAGAAACTGACCTACGCTGGAGAACTATTTTTGTCAATCACAAAATAATTTGTTCATTCACAAAAAGATTTGTAAAATAAATTTGCATAAGTGAAAAGTTTGTTGTTTTTTTGAATCACTATGACACACGAACCAAAAAACATTATTGAGATTCCAAGGATTTCTCAATCAAAGTACAACGACAACCAAGAAAAGTATTCCGCAAATCACGAAAGTTTTTACGGGAGTTGTGCTTGTTGCGGTAAGGGTATTAAAGAACCCAAATTTTTCATCAACACCATTTGGGGTGGCGATATGTATCCAGCCGATGACACCAACGAATACAACGATGCGTGGACAATGCCAATCGGAAGCGAATGCGTGAAGAAAGTACCAACCGAATATAGAATCACAACGGGGGCTTAATTGCCCCCATAAGTTTTAGAACTATGAGCTTAGACATCATCTACCCAATCATCTTGACTCCCATCGCATTTGCGGTGGGCTACGGAATCCACGCATTCCGCAAGTCAATGAAGCAAGAACTTCCCGAAGCCAAACCATACGAGTTTGAAAGGGACGAGTACAATCCTGAATTTGACCAATTCAGTCAGGCGATTTACAACCACAAATTCTACAAAGGAAAAGCAAAATGACAACAACAATACTATTTGGATTGACATTCGTCCTATTGGTGTACAAGGTGTATGCTGATGAAAAGAAGTCACAAAGTTACTTGGAAGAAATTTATCGTCTACATCGGATGAATACCGAATTAGAAGGTGAACTTTGGCAGAATCGCATTACTTTGCAAACTGCCACCAACCAATTGAACTTGGCAAAAATGGAACACGAGAAAACCAAAGCCGAGTTGGAGGACAAAGCAAAAACTTGGGAGAACCAGTATAACGCAATCAAGAATGAAAGCGGTCGTAATTAAAGCCACAATCAACTTCATTTGCAAATGGCGTGTGTACTTTGCTGGAGAATTACTCGCCACCTTTGAGAGTGAACAGGATGCACACGATTACGCAAAGTTTATCAATGAGCAATAAACCAAGCACATACAACCTGATGTGGGCAATTGCCATCCTTCGTGAGGACTATCACCATTGCTGGAGATATATCGCAGCGGAAATGGGTTGTAGCGAGTGGAAAGCACGGTATCTTTATTCACGGATCAAAAAAGATTTTAAGTTGAAACAATCAAACTAAATCGCTATATTTGTAATGTATTCAGTTGTGTGCGAGACAACTAACAAAGACCTTTTGCTCTCGGCAAATACTCAACTCGCACTTGGGTATTTGTTTGGGAGCTTTTTTTATGCAAAAAAATGAACACACAAGAACAATGGAAACCTGTTGCCGAGTGCAATGGGGAGTATTATGTCTCCAGTTGGGGAAGAGTTAAAAGTTTTAAGTTTGGCAAGGAGCGAATTTTGAAAGAAAGAATGCAAGGGGCAGGATTGAAATATCCAGTTGTTTCTTTATGTATTAGATTAACTATTCATCAATTCAAAATTCACAAATTGGTTGCTTTAGCATTTATTCCAAATCCTGACAACAAGCCACAAGTCAATCACAAAGACGGCAATAAGACAAACAATCACATTAACAACCTTGAATGGGTAACTCACCAAGAAAATGTTCAACACGCTTGGGATACAGGATTATTTGAAGGGAAAAGATTGGCTATATCAAAGGCAGTATCAAAAGCACAATCAAAGCCAGTTATTGATATTGTGACAAGCAAGAAATATGATTCCTTAAAATTAGCTTGTTTAGAGAGTGGAGAAAATTATTGGACTCAAGCAAGTCGCATATTTCACAACTCAAAACGCCAACGCTTTTTCTACCTATGAGCAAAGATCCAGCGTTCCTGTTTTATTCTTCGGACTTTTTGACCGGTACATTGTTGATGTCAATGGAGCAGAAAGGCAAGTTCATTACCTTGCTTTGTATCCAACATCAAAAAGGTCACTTATCCGAAAAAGATATGTTGCACATATGTGGTTCATATGACGAAGATGTATTTACCAAATTCCAAAAAGATGAACAAGGCAAGTTCTACAACATCAGGTTGGAAGAGGAGGTTGATAAGCGTAAAGCGTACTCCGAATCAAGGAGAAACAATCGTAAGAAGAAAGAAGATGTCAATAACATATCTTCATCATATGTTGAACATATGGAAAATGAAAATGAAAATGAAGATTTAATTGAAAAAAAGAAGGTAGTACGATTCCAAAAACCCACCATTGAACAACTCAAAGAGTATATGAGAGAACAAGGGATGAACGACATCGCAGAGAACTGGTTAAACCATTACGAAGCAAATGGATGGATGGTCGGCAAAGTAAAGATGAAGGATTGGAAAGCATCAGTCAGGACTTGGAAGATTAATCAAAAAAATAATTCAGCAACTCCACAAGTTGTTCACAAAAAAATGTTTACTTTG